GCTCATACGCTTACGAAGCTGTATATGCAGATTGCTGATAACAATAAGCTCGACTGGGTTGAGCAGCAGGTGTTTTCTGACGGCTTGATCATGGATGGCCGTGGTTACTTCGATGTGCGTATGGACTTCAGCGATCACGTTGAAGGGGAAATACGGATCACAGCAAAAGATCCACTAGATATCCTTATCGATCCAGACGCAAAAGATTCCGACCCGAAGACTTGGAATGAAGTATTCGAGACGAGGTGGATGACGCTTGATGAGATTGAGGAGCTTTACGGCAAGAAGAAAGCAGAGCGGCTCCTATTTATTGCAGAGAACGGGATGAGCTATGGCGCTGATTCTGTCGAGTACCAAGAGTCGCGTTTTGGTGACACAGGCAATGGTGGCGATCACTTTGGCGCGGGAGTCCCAGGAGATGACGAGTATAGAAACGTAAAATCACTTCGTGTTGTCGAGCGCCAGCATAAAAAACTAGCCCGCACGATGTTCTTTGTCGATCCTGATACAGGAGATCAAAGAAAATGCCCCGAAGCGTGGAAAGAAAATAAGTGTAAGAAGTTTGCGAAAGAGTACAACTTAACGCTGATTAGTAAAGTGATCCGAAAAATCCGATGGACAGTCACTTGTGACAAAGTTGTTTTGCACGATGATTGGTCACCTTACGACCAGTTCACTATTGTTCCGTTCTTTTGTTACTTCAGACGGGGGCAACCGTTCGGGATTATCCGAAACCTTCTGTCACCACAAGAACAGCTCAACAAGATAGCTTCTCAAGAGCTGCATATTGTTAATACTACCGCTAATAGTGGTTGGATGGTCGAGAGCGGTTCGCTGATTGGTATGACAGCCGATGATCTTGAGGAACACGGCGCTGAGACAGGTCTGGTGCTTGAGTATGCTAGAGGTACTAACGCCCCTCAAAAAATTACGCCAAACAGTATTCCTACAGGTCTTGACCGTATTGCTGCAAAAGCGGCGGCAAACATTCAGTCTATATCCGGCATCAATGACTCTATGCTGGGCACAGATAGTGCTGAAGTATCTGGTATTGCTATTCAAGCAAAACAGAATCGTGGCGCAATAATGATCCAAGTGCCTTTGGATAATCTACGCAAAGCGAGGCACTACTTAGCAGAAACAATCCTTAACCTTATACAGTCTTTCTATACGGAACAGCGAGTTATTCAAGTGACTAATGAAGCTGACCCATTAAAACCTCGTGAACAGATGGTGATTAACGAAGAAACACCTGAAGGGGAGATCATCAATAACCTCACGCTAGGTGAATACGATGTCATCGTAGCCACTGCACCCGCTAGAGACAGCTTCGACGAGGCTCAGTTTGCGGAAGCTATTAACTTGCGGCAAGTAGGTGTAGCTATTCCTGATGATGCCATCATCGAGTACAGCCACTTGGCCCGTAAAGGCGAACTTGCTAAACGCATACGCACCGTAATGGGTATAGAACCCCCAACTCCAGAGCAAGCTCAAGCGATGGCGCAGCAGCAGGAAATTCAGATGATGCAGATCCAACTAGAAATAGCTCAACTGGAAGCGGAAGTGAAGAAGACTCAATCTGAAACTGCTCTGAACATGGCTAAGACGCAAGGCGTAGCAGATACAGATCCGCAAATACGGGTTGCAGAGTTAGAAGCGAAGATTCAGATAAACCAAGATCAGCTAGACCTTCGACGAGAGCTAGCCGCAGCAACTAATGAGGTTAGAGAAAGTCAGTCTCAGACTTCTGCAGCAACCAAATTAGCCACCACAGCATTTCAAAACACTAACAGGAGTTCTTAATGAGTAACCAAGAAGACACATCAGTTGAAGACAATCCGATTGAGTTCGTGGTTATGCCAGGAGCGGATGCCCCCGAAGATTATGATTCACCTCAACTCGATTTGAGTTTCGAGGAAGTAGTTGCTGAGATTCTTGATGACGAAAGTGAGGACGAGACTATTGAGGAAGCTTCAGATAAGGAAGACTCGGTTGAGGAAGACCCAGATGATGAAGGTCCAGATGATGAGCCAGAAGAGGGGGGAGTTGACGAGGAAGAACCTCTTGAAGAGGCCGCTGAGTTAGAAGAACCCGTTGTTGAAGAGAAGCCTGCTAAGAAGACAATGGTTCCAAAAGCTCGTCTGGATGAAGTACTAGCTAAACAGAAAGCCTTACAAAAGCAGTTAGACGAGGTAAATGCTGCGAATGCAAAATCTGAAGAAGCACCAGAAGAGTACGATTTTGATACAAAAGAAGTTGAATACCAGAACATGGTATTGGATGGGGAGACTGACAAGGCAGTCGCATTACGTCGCGAGATCAGGAAAGCAGAGCGAACCCAGCTCGAATTCGAAATGCGGCAAGAAATGACAAAAACCGTTTCTCAAGATCGACAGGTTAATGCCCTCCAGCAAGCGGCTAGTGCAATGGAAGAATCATATCCCGTGTTTGACCAAAACGCGGAGGAGTTCAACGAAGATTACACTAATGAAGTTGTTGAATTAAGAGATGCTTTTATTGTTCAAGGTTTTGAGGCTGTAGATGCGCTGTCTAAAGCAGTTAACTTCGTTGTGAAAGACCACGATTTAGATTCCCAGTCAGTAGAACCACCAAGTCTGGCGGGCAAAGCAAAGTCTGTAGACGAAGTCGCAAAGAAACGGGCACAGGTTAAGAAGAAGCTACGAGCTGCAGAAGCACAGCCCCCTGAGTTGCCAGGGGAAAGCTCTTCTCAACATGGCGAGAAAGGTATTGATTTAGCAACGCTTACAGAAGAAGAGTTTGCAGCTCTGCCAGAAGCTACATTAAAGCGTCTTAGAGGTGACATCATATAATGGCGACTAACAAAGACCCTCGTCTGGCACGGGCGGGGGTAAGTGGGTTTAACAAACCTAAGCGAACGCCTAGCCATCCAAAAAAGTCGCACATTGTCGTGGCGAAGGAAGGTGACAAGATCAAGACCATACGATTTGGTGAACAAGGAGCCTCTACCGCTGGTAAGCCCAAGGCTGGAGAGTCTGCCAAAATGGTAGCCAAACGTAAAAGCTTTAAAGCCCGTCACGGAAAGAACATTGCAAAAGGGAAAATGTCAGCGGCCTACTGGGCAGACAAGGCTAAGTGGTAGCACATTAATCCCACACTCAATGTTCGGTAACGAAAGTTGTTGCTTTAAGATAATACCCACGCTAATATTCTACATACGTCCGTCTCTACGATATGAGATCGCCCCGTAGGCGTAAAAAACGTACCTCGCCTGCACTAGGCGTAAAACCTGTCGAGGTCGCCCCTCGCTAATCAGCGCTAGTTCGTCGTCCCACGATACGGGAACAACGGATTAGCCGCTCCAAAAGTCGGCTGATGACGCAGCGTGTGCTGCATAAAATTTGCTTATTATTGGAGGCCATCATGGCTTTAACCAACTTCGGTACGCTTTCGGGCGACCAACTCCAAATGTGGAGTCGCGACTTCTGGAAAGTAGCTCGCAATCAATCTTTTATTAATCAATTTGCTGGAACTGGCTCAAACGCTATGGTTCAGCGAGTCACAGAACTTACCAAAAACCAGAAAGGCACCAAAGCTAACATCACGTTGCTTGCTGATATGACCGGCGACGGCATCACTGGTGATTTCACGTTGGAAGGAAATGAAGAAGCCCTCCGCGCGTATGACATCACCATTGAGCTAGACCAGTTGAGATTCGCAAATAGAATCGCAGGCCGAATGGCTGATCAGAAGACAGTTGTTAATTTCAGAGAGCAGTCTCGTGACGCACTTGCTTACGCAATGGCTGACCGTTGTGACCAGCTTGCGTTCTTGACTCTGTCAGGCGTTGCTTACACCAACAAAAACAACGGTGCATTGCGTACTGTAGTTGGTGGAGCTGTTAACGGGCAAGAGCTTGTTGACCTCGCATACGCTTCTGATGTGTCAGCTCCTACAGGTGATCGTCACCGTCGTTGGGATGCAACTGATGGACTTGTGGCTGGCGCTACTAACGCAGTAGCAGCCGTCGATAAGATCAGCTACGAGACAATTGTTAACCTGAAAGCTTACGCTAAAGATAACTACATTCGTGGTATTCGTGGTGCTGGTAACCAAGAAACATTCCACATGTTTGTTACTCCGCAGCAGATGGCTGACCTCAAGCTTGATACAAGCTTCTTGGCTAACGTGCGTAATGCTGGAGTTCGAGGCACAGGTAACAGCTTGTTCTCTGGTTCAGCTAGCATGATGGTTGATGGCGTCATGATCCATGAGTTCCGACATGTGTTCAACACATCTGGTGCTACATCTGGTGCTTCTGGTAACGCTGGTGCAGCTGGCTACAAATGGGGCGCTGGTGCCAACATTGACGGAGCGCGTGCTCTGTTCTGTGGCGCACAGGCTCTGGCTCTGGCTGACATTGGACTGCCTGAAATGGTCGAAGACACTTTCGACTACGGCAACCAGTCTGGTATCAGCGTAGGCAAGATCTTCGGTATGCGAAAGCCTAAGTACAACTCTGATATCTCAGGGTCTGTACAGGACTTCGGCGTGATCTGTCTCGATACAGCGCAATAGTAGTAAGTAGTACTCCCTCCCCCTCTTCGGAGGGGGGTTTTTTACCCCACAGGAATTAATCATGAAGATTGTTAGTAGCGAGTCATTACGAGTGACCACCCTTAGTGGAGCAGCGATTGTTTTTGAAGCAGGTGTTGAAACAGAAATCTCATCAGAAGTGGGTTTAGTTGCCCTTCAGATGGGTGCCAAAGAAGTTAAAGAAGGCAAAACGGAAAGTGAGCCTGAAGTAGTTGTAGAAACTACTGATGAACCTAGTGATGACTTAGTCCAAGTCTTAGAAAAGATGATGGACGAGGGTGATCCAGATAATTTTAAAGCTGACGGAACTCCAAAAGCCGCAGCTGTAAACAAAGCAATGGGTAAAACAGTTGACTCAGACGCGCGTGATGCAGCGTGGGAATCAGTTCTTAACTCGTAGGTAGAGCATGACAGTTACTGTTCAGAGTGTAATAGATCGAGTACAAACCGTACTTCAAGATACAACAGGCGTTCGATGGCCGGTAGTAGCTGAGTTAGTACTATGGGTTAACGATGCACAGCGCGAGATAGCGTTAGTCAAGCCAGACGCTACGGCTACAAACACGACAATCACTTTAGTTGCAGGCACTAAGCAGTCAATACCAGCGACGGGTAATCGCTTGTTAAACGTTGT